CTTATCTTCAGGCCCATCGAAACCAACTCCAGAGTCTTTCTCAGACTTAAGGAAAGCACTTGTAACAACCTTATCAGGTTCACAATCTTGAACTCTATTCTCATTGAAGGCTGTTTCATTCTTCCTCTGAGCTTGCTTTGGATATTTTTGATTCCACTCTGTGAATTCAGCAAAGCTCCATTCATGACAGCTCCAGTTCGTATTCTCAGCGTATTTAACTATACGCTCAAACACCGGTTTGCACCAGCATTCGAAGCGCTCCCACAAAATGGGGTCAACCTTAGGGCACGGCATAGCAACTCTGCGCACGATAGCTTCCAACTCGTTTTCACGAGTGGATGCAAATTTTGTACATGGATACGCGCCCATGATCCAGCCTATAGGATACAGGCCACTCTGGGCGCCAGCTTTCTGTGGCATTCGTGGATTGCAGAATTCTATCTTCGTGCCTAACTTGACGTAATAGTGGTTGCCATAGACTTTCTTTGTCTGGCAGGTTAAACACACACCATTGGGTAGTGTCACACTCGTCTTGGAGCACAACCTACAGACACCAGGGTAGGTTAGCTCATCCGTTTCCTCCCAAGTAATGCTCGGCCTCCCCAGCCTAGCACGCCCTCGCTTGTAGCCTGTAGTTTCAACCAGTCCATTAGGGTCATAGGGGTAGAATGAGGACTCTGGCGCAACCATTTTGGTTGTTGTGTTAACTACAGCACAAGCTTCGCCCCCTCCGCAACCCGTGGTTTGCTCTAGAGGAGGCAACGGGGGTTTAAATGTTTAAACCCCGCTGTTACCTTCTGGGCTTGCCTGATTTGTTTTTCAAGGTCCCAGGTTGTTATCAATTGGTATGCAGCCTGTTCTGGTGTCTCGCACTTGCTTGCGACAAAGGCTGCAACCAGGCGGGTGTATGCAGTGTGTTTGTGTATACTATCACCCACCATATATTGCGAACGGATCAACGCAATATCAGAATTCCTTATCGGATGAAGAGGCAGGTCACCATCCATGACCATGGCCATCTCCGACGCGCCTCTATCAAAGGCGACAACACGGACAATTTTCGGCGGCAGTTGCAAAAACTTGCGAACATTTGCAACCAACTGGCGATAACTCACCGTAGGCGAGAAGATACTTAGGTTCTGTTTACGCATATCAATGGCACCGTAGAGCAATTCTAAGGTGTTTGTGACCATGGTATCAACCTCTGAGGATCTACCCAAAACGATGACACGCCTTGGTGCAAAGTCCAGGTTAGTATGAACATGCACGCCAAAATTCAGAGCAGCGCGCTCAAAATCGGTAACTTGTACCGTAAAGTACACTTCGCTGCCCTCCATACACCAAACACCTGTCGGCCATTGTTGGCGCGCAAAGGTGTGGTAATGTCCGTCTTCCAAAACGACCCTCTGGTACGGTACCAACTCATTGTCACGTATCTCACAATAGTTGTCAACGTGTTTGACACCTCGTGTGCCAACCCATTGCAATACCGTATCCTCAACAACTGCGGATACCAACACCGGCATAGCCGTAGCTGTCACTGTATTCTTTGTGGTGATAACATCAGCACCACCTTGGGGGTTTGCCCTAGTGACAATTTCAGTCTCAGTCGTATAAAGTGCAGTAGCCTTCTGATGTGAATCGATCGGCTCTACACGCTTTGTCTTGACCTCAATTTCCCGGTAACCTCTAACATGGGTGTAATCGTCAACCATGAAGGCTACAAGAGTTTCGATTCCAACCCGACCAACACAATGGGAACGGGTGGCAATCAAAACAGACTGAACAACACCGGCTAAATCCAAAAGGACTGGTACAGAGCGAGCATAAATAATTATCTTTCTGCTGCGCGTATTATGTGGTAGAGCGCGCATTAATGCCCTGTACACACTCCTCTGGGTATTCCTCCAAAAAGAATGAGTGTCCTCACCTCGCATCACATCAAAAACGGTGAACACATTGTCAAGAGTAACATTTATCTCATTGACGACCACAGCTGGTCCAAACAAAGCCGTATGACAGCGTAACATGATGTGTCGCAAGCTCGCGAGAGCGGCAGTGACACGCGGCGCCGCCAAAACAACGAACCTGTCCCATAAAGCGACAAAGTTCGTCAGGCCAGCACCAGCAACAACTGAACAGGTTTCAACAAACCCCCGTATTGCTACGAGGACCTGCCTAGCCCTATCAGTACCCGCACGCAACGTGCGACCCACGTAGTGAAATAGTTGTTCGCCGGTACGAATAAACATACGCGCGACCAACTCCAGCCCACGAATTACGGCCTCAACACTACTGCGGAAAGCTTCATTAGGCG